ACTGGCGAGCCGTTACCCCGGTGTGGCCAAGTTCAAGCGCAAGTACATCCATGAGATCGCCCTCGAGCTCGGTTACACGAGCCGCGACTACGCCGACCTCATTACCGACGAGCTCAAGCTCAGTCGCGGTTTGTACGACCTTTCTTCTGTACTCGGTAATGCTGTAGCTGCTCCTGCTCAGGCACCGGTTGCTGCCAAGCCTGCTGCCGTACTCAAGCTAGCTGCTCAGGTCAGCTCAACCATGAATGAGGACACCTTCGTACCCACCAAAGATCCGACCTATGTCAAGTGGGGTTCCTATGACGATGTTCTACAGGTCGTCAAGTCCAAGTCTTTCTACCCCATCTACATTGCCGGCTTGTCTGGCAACGGCAAGACCATGATGGTCGAGCAGGCCTGTGCTGCCGCTAACCGCGAGTACATTCGCGTCCAAATTTCCCCGGAGACCGACGAGGATGATCTCATCGGTGGTTTCCGTCTGCTCAACGGTGAGACAGTATTCGCCAAAGGTCCGGTCATCAAGGCCATGGAACGCGGCGCAATTCTGCTTGTCGATGAGATCGACCGTGCAACCAACAAGATTATGTGCTTGCAGGGTGTTCTGGAAGGCAAGCCAGTCCTGATTAAGAAGACCGGTGAGCTCATTCATCCGGCTTCGGGGTTCAATGTTCTGGCTACTGCTAACACCAAAGGCAAAGGCTCTGACGATGGCCGGTTCGTGGCTGCGTCAATAATTGACGAGGCGTTTCTTGAGCGCTTCGTGGCAACTATCGAGCAACCTTACGCTCCGCTTACTACCGAGCGCAAGATCGTGGTTCGCCACATGGAAAAGTTTGGCAAGATCGATGAAGAGTTCGCCGAGCGTCTCTGCACGTGGTCCGAGGTCATTCGCAAGACCTTCGAGGATGATGGTGTAGACGAGGTCATCTCCACCCGCCGTCTGTGCCATATTGCTCAGACATTTGCTATCTTCGAAGATCGCCTCAAAGCTGTGCAGATGTGCATCTCGCGCTTTGACACCGACACCAAGACTGCGTTCTTAGATCTTTACACCAAGATCGATGCGTCTGTTCAGCCCAAGGTTGATTCGGTAACTCCAGCTACTCCTGCCACCGAAACTGCTAGTCAGCCTGCTTTCTAAAAAATTTGGCACACAGCCCGTTTTCTTGTTTACAAGCGACGGGCAATGTGTCAGTATGATCTACAGTAACTGATCCAAACTGTAAATCATTATTGATGGATCATTTAAGTACTAAAACACAATACAATGAGTAAGTCAAATAAGTCCCAGAAGACCCGTATGTTCAACCTCCTCGCCTCTGGCAAGCAGGTTTCTGTTGCCGACGCCGCCGCGCGTCTCTCGATTGCCAATCCTTCGGCAGTCGTCTCGCAACTCCGTAACGAGGGTCACGTTATCTGGACCAACCGTCGCACCGATTCGGAGACTGGCGAGACCGTCTTCACCTATCGTTACGATGCCGCTCGTAGCGCGCGCAATCTGCGCTAAGCTAAACTGAGCACCATGGCTGGAGAGGCGACAATCTCTCCAGCCTTTTACTTTCTAAGATCAATGATGTATATGCGTAACTATTTTCTAACTGCAAAAGGCAAAACTAACCAAACGTGGAGTCTTCCACTGAAGTATGTCACGACGTTTGATGCGTGGAGTAAGCAGAATGGTTTTAAGAGTCGTTCAGCTGCTGGTATCTGGTTGCTCGAGCAGATTCGTTTTGGTAAGCTTGTTCTGGATCAGAAGCGTCTCAGCTCTACCGAACACCACGATGGTACGCGCCGCAATAACTTCAGCCTTTATAGCACGCCAAAGTATTTTGACGCGCTTTATGACTATTGCGATGCGATTGGAACAACTCCTAGTCGACTTGTCAACGAAGGAGTACGCACGTTCGTCTTGAATAAGTTCAAGCTGAACGGAAAGCAAAATGCGACTAGCAGTACGCCTATGCATACCGTACACGGCGCAACTGCTTCTATTCCTCACAAGTTGTATACTGACACGAGCTTGGAGCAGAATCCAGTTGTTCTGCGCAAAGATCTTCTGGAGTTGGCACGTACTATCGTCGCGCAGAACAACGCGATTCTAGCTGCCCTGCTCCCGCGCGCTGCTGTCAAGTAATGCTGTGTCGGATACCTCGCAAAGTTCTTTGGGACGAAAGTTCGATTCGGGTAAAGCTGAATACGGACTATTGCCTTCTCATGCTCTCGAAGAGGTAGTAAAAGTTCTCACTATGGGCGCACAGAAATACGAGCGCGGTAACTGGCGCTTTGTTTCTGATGGTGAAAGGAGATACTTTGATGCTGCGCAGCGCCACCTTTGGGCATGGCACCGCGGTGAAATGATTGATCCGGAATCTGGATTGCACCATATCGCTCACGCAGCAACCAATCTTCTTTTCCTTTTTGAGATTGCAAATAAGAATAGTCCTGACATATTGTCTACGAATAACAATGAAACTGTCTGAAACAACTATCGATATCCTGAGCAACTTCGCGACAATCAATCCGAATATGCTCTTCAAAGAAGGTACTACGCTTTCGACTATCTCTGAGGCCAAGAACATCATGGCTTCAGCGACAATCGAAGAACGCATTCCTCGTGAGTTCGGCATCTACGACCTCAGCGAGTTTCTATCAACGGTTTCTTTACTGAAGGAACCCAAGCTTGACTTGGGCGCTGCTTCTGCTAAGATCTCTGGCACCGATTCCGATTCAATCGAATACTTCTATGCCAGCAAGGAATCACTCACCACACCTACCAAGAACGTGACGATGCCCAAGGCGGATGTCAAGTTCACGCTGTCTGCTGATGCTTTTGCTCGCATCAAGAAGGCTGCTGGCGTGCTGGGACACTCAACTGTCGTATTTACTGGCAAAAATGGCGCGATTAGTTGTCAGGTTGTTGATCCAAACAATCAGACCGCTAATAAATACACACTGGTGGTGGATGAGGAGAATGCTTCAAAAGAGGTCTTCTCGTTCGTCATGGCCATCGGTAATCTGAAAATGATTGCTGGTGACTACAGCGTAGCATTCAGCTCAAAACTGATCAGTAACTTCAAGAACGCCAATGTTCCCGTAGAGTATTGGATTGCTCTTGAAAAATCCTCAACGTTCGGTTCCTGAAGTTGAGGGCAACCTAGGTACAACAGAACATGGAAAACACACAAACAAATACCGCTACTGAGCAGGCTCCTGCTCCACAGCTCAACCTCAATGACCTCGCAGCCGTCGTTCAGATGATCGATGTCTGCTCGCGCCGTGGCGCGTATGAGGGTCCTGAACTGGCCGCTATCGGCGCTCTGCGTACTCGTTTCGCTGAGTTCCTGAAAGCCAATGCTCCCAAGGAGCAGCCAAAGCAGGATGGTGAGACCGTCGCCGGTGATCAGCTCCCCGGTGATGCCGCTGCAGCTAACTGATAAGTAGCATCCGATCGGACTTTTTGGCGCGTAGTCGTTAAAGAACGCGCCACTTTTTATTATGAGCAACATCCCTACAGACATTGAAGACCGCAAAGCAATCCGTCAGGCATTCGACCAGATCTCAGAAGAACTGGCATCGATCAAGACCAGCAAGGATCAGATCAAGGAGATCCTGAAGTCCCTCGAGGACAAATACAAGCTGAACAAGCGTACTGCTAAGAAGGCCGCGAACCTTTACCACAAGCAGACTGTCATGGAGTTCGAGAACGAGACCGCTGAGGTCCGTGAAGTCTATAAAGCTATTTCTGAGGTTTACAAGTCACGTATCTCCTGATAACGTTAGCTTGTATGAGTAATACTGAATTCCTCTGGGTCGAGAAGTATCGCCCGCAGACTATCAAGGACTGCATTCTTCCTGAGACGTTGAAGAAGACGTTTCAGAAGATCGTGGATTCTGGCGAGATGCATAATATGCTTCTAACTGGAACTGCCGGTCTGGGCAAGACAACAGTCGCTCGAGCACTCTGCAATGAACTGAATCTCGACTACATTCTGATCAACGGATCTGAAGAATCTGGTATTGATGTTCTCAGAAACAAGATCAAGCAATTCGCCTCCACAGTCTCGCTTTCCGGCGGACCGAAGGTGGTGATCCTCGATGAAGCCGACTACCTCAATCCTCAGTCCACGCAACCGGCGTTGCGCGGCTTCATCGAGGAATTCTCGAATAACTGCAGATTTATTCTGACCTGTAACTTCAAGAATCGAATCATTGAACCGCTGCATTCTCGCTGTGCGGTCATCGAATTCAATACCAGCAAGAATCAGCTTGCTGATCTGTGCGGCCAATTTCATAAGCGTCTGGTTCAGATCCTGAAAGGCGAGAAGGTTGCATACGACACCAAGGTTCTTGCCGAACTGATCGTGAAGTTTGCTCCTGACTGGCGCCGAGTCATCAATGAGTGTCAGCGTTACTCTGTCAGTGGTTCAATCGACTCCGGTCTGTTGGCCTCGCTTACCGATCTGAATGTGGACGTTCTGATGAAAGCGCTGAAGGAAAAAGACTTCAAGGCAATGCGCGGCTGGGTTGTCAACAACCTAGATCTTGAACCGACTGCTATCTTCCGCAAGGTCTATGACAGCATGACCGATTATGCCAAGCCGCAATCGGTACCGCAGATCGTGCTGATTCTTGCTGAGTATCAGTATAAGGATGCATTTGTGGCTGACCATGAGCTCAACCTTGTTGCCTGTATGACCGAACTGATGGCGTCTGCTGAATGGAAATAACTTATGTGGAGACTCTGGGCTAAAGCGCTAGGAGAAAAAGCATCAACTGATAACAATGAAGCGGACAGTATTGCAATCATTCGTACTTGCATTATTGTCAGCTACATTGTCACTAATCTGTTCATCATCGCTGGAGTAATACGTCACTGGTAAAATATATGAGAAAACAAAAGCAATCACACATGGATAAAGCTCCTATGCCGTGGGTCGAAGTTATGATGAAGGAACTTCGATCCAAAGGATATATGACAAGTATGGATCCTAGCCCAGAAGCCAGAGAAATTGTTTTGCGGCATTTAATTGCCGAAAATAAGCGTGCGCGTATTGCGCGAAAGAAAAAAAAAGTGCTGCTAAATGAGTCCTTTCGATTATCTCAATAGTATCAATGATACCAAGGTCAATCTGATGGTTGATGATGCCTCAGAGAAGGCCTACAATCCTTTTCTGATCAATCGCGGCTTGTCATACTTTGCCGATACTGTGCTGCTTGCTAATGAGATGAATCGTCTGCACCATGCAGACAAGCGCCTCCAGTATTCGTTTCTGATAAATACAGTTCGTAAGAAGAAACGCTTCAGCAAATGGCTTAAACACCAGGAGCACGAAGACCTCTTGATTGTCAAAGAATACTATGGCTACAGTAATGAAAAGGCTAAGTCTGCTTTGTCGATCTTGAGTGCAGAACAACTCAACGAACTCAGACAGAAACTAAACAAAGGTGGACTCAAATCAGCTAATCCAAAAGCAACCAATCGCTGAAGACACTCCAGTGGAGTGGACTCCCGCGATGATGCTTGAGGTCACGCTGAACCAACCTGATGATTTTCTGAAAGTCCGTGAGACGCTTACTCGCATCGGTGTGGCATCGCGCAAAGAGACTAACAAGCTCTATCAGTCCTGCCACATTCTGCACAAGCAAGGAAGATACTTCATTGTTCACTTCAAGGAACTATTTCTACTGGATGGCAAGCCATCCAACCTTACAGTCAATGATCTGCAACGCAGAAATACTATTAGTACTCTGCTGTCTGACTGGGGTCTGGCTTCAATCGTGAATCCTGAGCAGGCAAAGGATAAAGCGCCCTTGCGCCAGATCAAGATCATCTCGCACCGCGAAAAAGCTAACTGGGAACTGTTGCCAAAATATTCTATTGGCAACACCAAGTAGCTGATAAATAGTTTTGCTAGCAATTCCGCTAGCAACCGATGATGCCCGATTGGGGTCATCGGC